TATGCCAATACTCTTGCTGCAATCATTATAGCATTTTTATCGCCTACCAATAAATCATTATAGTTTATTGGGCTAACAATTAAAGATCTAAGTAATACATCAATAACTGTACCGTTTTTAATAAGATTTTGAGAAGTAAGAATATCTTCTTCTTTTGCCGTCATATATTTAATTTCTACTGTACCAGAAGATAATGGATTAGATTTTGCATATAGTAATCCTTTACTAGGTAATTCTATTGTTTCAGTTGGAAACGGATAATTTTTAGTTGCAGCTGTAACAGCTGAACCAGCATCTTGTATTGCTAAATTTTTAATTTCTTGATCTGATAATCTATCCTGTCCTGGATAATCTGGGTCTATTACTTTTCCTGACATAACTTTTCTCCTCTATTTTGTATAACATATATAAATATATATTTCCGCAAAAATAAGTCAAAAAAAGACCCTAAGTTATAGGGCCTTTAATTTTAATATGATTATATATCTATTAGAATTGTAATATCCAATAGTCACACTGTATTTCCATTGTAATTTCATTTACAGCATTTGTAGCAGTCCAGTCGATAGCTCCAAAATCAGCACTTGTAATATATGCACCTTTACCTGTCCACTCTTCAACCTTATCACCTACTGGTCCAAGTACATTAATTGTTACGTCTTTCTTATAGAAATCAGCATAACCGTCTCTACCTGTTACAGACTCGTGGTGTAAACGTACCCATTCCATAACTGCTTGCGCGCCTGAAGGAACGATTGGATCGTAAAGTGTTAAGCTTATTGGGCCCCAAGTACTTTTACCTTTTACGTACCTAGAAACATTGATGTGTTGAAGTTCAACTGTTTCAGTTGTAAGAACTGGCCTTGCAGCAGTTTTGATGAGATACGCTGGTATTCCATCAATATAGAATATAAATCTATTTTGCTGTTTAGGCTCAAAGGCCGTAAACATTATTTCATTTGGGTCGACTAAATTTGCCATTTATTTTCTCCTCTATATATAAATATCATCTTTACTTAATTTTATTCTTCGAAAGAAGCACCAGTTCTCAAGATGTTGAAATCAACAATAATGAATTCTGCAGCTTTTGCAGGTTGTAGGAATATTTCACCTTTCATTTGATTTCTATCAATTACATCTGGAGTGTTATTGGACTCATCCATTACAACTTTAAATGCATAAAGACCTTGTTGCTGTTGTACTGTTTCAAGATATGGATTAACTATGTTTAAAAATCTATTTCTTGTTGCAGTTGTGTTTTGTTCGAATACTAAATATCTTGTAGAAGATGCAATAAACTTTTTAAGCTTAATTAATAATCTTCTAACGTTAATTCTGTCTAGTGCAGATGGTTTTGTTTGTAAAGTTTTTTGACCCCAAACACATACACCTACTTGAGGGAATATTGCAATTGGATTAACTTTACCTTCATATAATTCATCTCTTTCTGCGTGTGTTAATCTAGAATATGGTTCAGTTACAGTAGTTAAACTTCCTCTATTTAAACCGGCTGGTGCAAACCAAGGGAATGCAACTTTATCGTTAAAAGAGTATACGCCTGGTACAACTACTGATGGTGGTACAAATAAGAATTTATTTACACTTGCATCAAATATTCTAACCCATGGGTAGTACATTGAAGCGTAGTTTGTATCATAATTAGCGGCTTGAGTTACTGCTGCAGTTACTGAATCTCCAGTAAGTGAATTAACACCATCAACTACATAGAATGCGTCTCCTCTAGATTCACAAACTTCAATAACTTTACTAACTATATTAGAAGCATTGGCAGTTAATATACCTGGTGTAACTATAAGATTAATATCAATTTCATCAGGATTAGATATTGTATCTAAAGCTCTTTTATATACCCTATATCCTTCTTCACTAGTACTAGCAAAGCTAAACCCAAAGCTATTTCCAGAAGCTAAATCTTTACCAATAGTTACTTGTTTAGCTGGATTAACTCCATCAAATCCTCCTTGGAATCCAACAGTAAATCTTTTATTGTTAAGATCGCTATCTAATGTAATTTCTCCACCAGCAGCTCCGTTTGTACAATTTGATAGCAAGAATGTTCTATTTTTACCAGTTGCACCTGTGTCAGATATTGGAGCTAAATAGTTTTTCATACCATTGTTTAATATACCTTCAGCAAAGTTCAATCCAAAGTATGTTGTTGTATCTGTAGCTAAACTTCTTGATGTTACTAAAGCAGCTTCTGGATAGAATGCATCTTGATTATCAGTTGCACTTTGATTAGCCAATTTGAATGGAGAGATATAAGCCTCATGTCCAAATGGTACTAATTGATCTGAATAAACAGCGTTTCGTACGTTTTCGTGAACTTCTACTCTAACGTGTCTAGAAATATTAGGATAATCTCCTGTAGTTATTACTTTTCCGCTTGCATTTGAGCTAACTTCTCTATCACCTATTAATCTTGCAATATAATTTGGTGAGTTTGGATCTAGGTTACAGTTTGCGTAAGATTCTACAGAAACAACTTTGTTATCTGTATCATCTATTTTTCTAAGTGTTACAGAGAAATTTCCATAATCTTGTCCGCTTACACTTCCAGCCTTTTTAATAGCTACTATACTAACTTTATAGTATTGATTTGAACTATCACCGTGAGCCATAGTATGTAATCTAAATAATGGGAAATTGTTTCCATTAGTTGTTTGAGATATTATCCATGGAGTAGCTGCTGCTCTAAAAGCTTTACCTGAAGTTTTAGAGTTTGTTCCAGTTACAGAATTTGCCGAAGTAAAACCTATTGTTCCAAAAGAAGCGCTTAAGTTTGTAAATCCATATCCACCACCTTGATTTGCACTTGTAGCGCCATAAGACTGTGAATTAAATAATGAATAAACATACGATGGAGAATTTCCATCACTGTGTGCAGCCGTTGGTAAAAATTTACCTGAATCTGTTCCTATTAAGTTAGGAAGATAATTTGCATTTGTTTTATCTAAAGATGCTGTGTTTGATGTAGAAGCTAAATGATTACTATTTCCAAAAAATTTGTTAAGTGTTAATACACCATTACCATTTAGTGCTCCTTGGAAAGCAGTAGAAGCTAAAGTATCTGCTGTACCACCTGCTAGTGTTAATTGAGTAGAGAACGTTGAAGCAGAACCTGTTTGAACTCTAATGCTGTTTCCACTAAGACCCGTAGCTGATGAAGTAAATTCTATTACTGCTCCATTAGCCGTTGCAGTAACGTTTGTTGCGTGAGTGTTAACTTCTGAAACAAGATTCGTTACTGTAGCGGTTGCAGAAGAACCAGTAGCAAAGTAATAAGGACCAAATGTAGCTGTACCATCTGCTGGGACAGTACCAGAACCAACACCAATAAATCTAAATTCATCTGAATCAGAAGTACCTACTTGGAATTCTACGTTGTTGTTTTCTCCATCGCCGACAACAAAAGTAAATGAACCTGTTGCTTTATTACCAGCCGTTATAGATCCGTTTAAGATTGAATCTTCTGTCATTGTACCATTTTTTGTAGATGTGTCTCCAATAGTTGATGAATGAAGAACACCTAATATAAATGGATCTCCTGCAGCAACTGTAGATCCTGAAGGACCAACTGTCGAACCAGAGGCTATTAAATATACTTGGTTATTAACCGTGTATCCATCTAATCCAAGAGTTCTAACAATTGTGACAACTCCTGCATTTTTAATATATTCTTTTACTGTAAATGGTACATACGTACCTTTTGTGCTGCTACCAAATTTAAGTTCAAATTCGTTCATTGAACGAACTATTGTTGGTACGAATGCTGGACCAGACTCAGTGTTTCCTATAATCACTGCCCCGATTTCGCCAATACCTACTGGTAAAAATGATAAGTCGTTTTCCTGTGTAAATACACCTGGACTAACAATTCTTTCGGCCATTTATGTTCTCCTCTATTACTTTATATATCCAATTCTGTAATTAAAAGTGAATACAGATATTCATATATAAATATAGAAATAATATCCAAAAACTATTCGGTTGGAGTAAAAATTCCAGTAGAAATGTCTAAAGATCCTTTTCCATATTTTTCTGTAAGATGTTTTGCAAAATCTATTTCTTCTTCCCTATTTTTCTTAAATGCAAATTCTAAATCACTTTTTTCTGTTGTTAAACTATTTAACTCAAAATGGAGTTGTCCCATTCTTAATGTTATTGAGTCATAATTACTTTTTATTTCATTTATTTTATTTAATTCTTCGTCATTAAATTTTTTATCTGAAGATGTTTTTGCTGTAGTAGTTGCTTCAGCCTTTTCTTCTCTGTGTTTTTCTAGTTTTTGTTGAATGTCTTGTGATATTACCATTTTGTAACCTCTTTTTTATTTAAAATAACTTGATTTCCCTGCTAAACCTTGTTGTTTAGTATTCGATCTTAGTGTTTGTGTAGTAGTACCTCCTATTTGTACTCTTGCTACACCGTAATTTAATTTATTGTGTTGTGTCATATCTTTTTGTAAATTATCTGGTATAATATATCCGCTCATTTCCAGTGAAAATTCTGCTCTAGAAACGCGTTCTTCTCCTTGAGCCGTTTCATTATTTAGGTTAAAGTTAGTCATACTTGCTAAAAATTTATAATAGTTATCTTTTCCCCAATAAGAATTAGCCGCATAGTTTATATCTTCTATAACTTTATTTTGGTGATTAATAAAATCTGTTAATAATATACATTCGTATGAAAGTTTAACATAATCTGGTATTACTATATTATGAGTTTTTTGGCTAGGATTTCTTCCAATTAATATATCAAAATTATCATACCTATTTTTTTCGTTATAATTACTTCCAACACTATAGAAAAGATTTGGATTATTTGCGTCTAGCTTGTTATATCCTTCTAGTCTTTCTATTCCTGTTCTCTTATATATTAATATTGGAAATTGTATTTTACCTGTTTCGTCTCTAAATACCCCGGTTTTTTGAACTGATTTCCATCTTTCAGGAGAACCATATATAACAGGTACTTTTATTTCGCGATCGCCTTCTTTTACTCTTGGCTTTATAACATTTTCAAAATAATAATAAATAGCCTCATCTACGTCATATAAACCAACGCTTACATTTTTTATGTCGTTTTCACGGTTTATTTGTAAACTTCTGTTGGAAGATAATTTATTTCCAGATGAATCTATTGTAAAACCAGCTTCAGAAGAATACTGCGTAGCTGCAGCAGCTGGTGGAGCTCCTGGCGTTGCATAAGGTAATGGAGATGGTGTTTCCCGCTTATTTTCTGATCTATATTTTTCTGACATGTTTACTCGCCGTATAATCCGTAATTATTATATCCTACTCTAATATTTTCTAATTGCGTTCTACTTTTTCTAGTTTGATGTGTTTGACATATTATTGAAAAATTAGATCCAAATTCTGCTCTTTCACCTGAAACAAATCCTTTATCTTTTTCTGGGTCTTTTCCAACTATTAATTGGTTTTGTATTACTGAATCTATTTCCCAGTATATTAAATTCCAGTATATAATATCTCCAACCTCTAATACAATATTAGATGCGGGTGTGCCAATACTTCCAGCAGGTAGTAGGTCGTCTCGTAAAAAACTAAACTTTGATTGTTGAGTAACATCTGGGCCTAGTTCAGTACTTTCCCATTCTTGGTCTTCTAATTCTATTAAACAATTAACTCTTACTCCAGGTTTAAATATTTTATCTATTGACTCTCCATATAAATTTTCATTTACATCGTACACTGAAGTTTTAAGAATATCTACCTCTGTGTCTACAAAGTCGTTTACAAGTTCTCTACTAACTTTTCTAAAAAGACTAATATCTCTGCTTCCGCCAAATAACGCCATAATTACCCTATGTATATTCCATACGGAATTTTATTCATTGTTTGATTCATAAAATCAGATTCTTCTTGTTGTCGTTCTAAAAGATTTCTTCTAGACGCAGCTTCTAAATCTTCTCTTAGTTGTGTTGTTAAGTTTTCTTTTTCAACAGATGCTTCACTTCTAAGAGTTTCACCATCAAGATTAGTTTCTGACCCAGGAATAGGTATTGAACTATATTTACTACGTATATTACCTAGTAGTTCTTTTGCTAATGCTAAAGTATACTTTCTAATCCATTGTTTTCCAGGATCGTTTATACTAGAGTAAAGCATATTATCATAATCTGCGTTTGAAAAATCAGTAACCACATTAGTTGCCGTTCCGTTTTTTAAAGCATCTTTTCTATCTGATCTTTTTATGTATTCTATCCAAAGCGTAAATGCGTTTTTAGGATCTGGAAATATTCTTAGCCTATTATTTCTTAGCTCAAAACTATATGCAGATTTTCTAATTTGGTCATTAAACTCTATTGCTTGAACCCTTAATAGGTCATCATACATCGGCATCATTAAAAAGTTAATTGCCGGGCTATAGTTTCCAAACCCAAAACCGTCTAGTAAGTGATCGCTACCATATCCAGTCCCTACATATGGGTCAAAATATCTTGACATGGCAGGGGTTCCTTCGTAAAATACTCTTTTTACTTCTATATCGTCTGTACCAGCAGTTCCGCTTTCTAAACTAAGAAAATTAGAATCTGTTAAATCATATACTTGTTGAGACGCAGATATTGCGACTGACGCACTATAATACGTTACATCACCACCGCTTCCAGCTTCAGTTCCGTAACTTTTTGCTAAAGTTATTAGTCTATCAAAATTTGGCGTTATTTCTTTGTGTGTTAAATTACTTCCAGTTGTAGATCCTTTTAAAGACAAAAGATTTTCTTTAATATTAAAATAATTTACTTGAGAACTATATTCACTTACTGCTTCTTCAAAACATGCAAAGAAATTAACATCTTGCATTTCAATATCCACTATAGGATAACCTAACCTTTTAGCGCACCAGTCAGCAACCTTTGGTCCATCAGTAGTAAAACCAGTATCTGAATCATATAATCCAAATGGTGTGTTTCCGCTTATAGACCCT